TAGTACCAGTGGTAGTATAATCTAGTAGACCTGTAGACTCATACGCTTCTATAACTCTATCATAAACATACACAGCGCCTGCGGCTTGTATCCATGTGTTACCAACAAGTACATTTGCACTAGGTGCACCTACACCTAGCTGTGCTCCATCGAGACTGCTGTCCATACTATAACCAAAATCACTTCCGCCAGGACCTTGTATAATATTAGATAAAACATAGTATGGTTGTTGTGTTATCACATACACATCAGTTGCAGGTGTATCAGTAAACACAATATTATTACCACTCAGTGTATAGTCAAGGTTCGGAATGAAAACTCTATTAGAGTTAGTTACTAGTAATGATTCTGCCACCCCAGTTATACCAACTATTATGTTTCCTAATCTACCCACATCACCAAAACTTATAGGACTAGTTATTGCCGCAGTGTTTGCCATTGACATGGTAATATTGCCAGATACTGTATCTACAGCAACTACACGAGTCGGATTACCTAGATGTGTATCTGTAAAGAATACATTAGCCACCATACCAGGATAAATGCCACTAGTTACACCTGATGAAAATTTCACTACATTACCATAGATTGCTGTAAAGCCGTCGACAACCACATTAGCTGGTTTGTTAAACGTTACAGTTGGTGTTGATTCATATCCACTTCCTGCATTGGTAATTGATATGCTACTTACGTTACCATTACCTGGAGATCCTGCCGCAGGAGTTACAAAATTGACATTAGCTGTGGCCGTAATTCCGTTTATTACCAAACTTGGACTTAGAGTAATTGTTGTTCCGGCCGAATAACTGTTAGCACCATGTACTTTAATTGAGGTGACTGTGTTTCTCGCTTCTGGGATAAAATTCGCAGTAATGACATTGGAACTTACTGATACTATCTGTTGTCTGAATGGTACATATTTGTTTAATCCATAAACATATACTCGATCATTTCCTGGTGCGCCTACATACAACCATGTTCCATTTTCGTCAAATGCCAAACTTGAGCCAAATCTATCACCTGCTCCGCTTATAGAATTACCTGACCATAATATTCTTGGTCTGCTGAAATCTGTTGTGCCTTCTACGCGATCATATACATAGACTAATCCAACATTTCCATAGCTACCAGGGGCCCCAATTGCTACTTTACCGATAGCTTGGTCTACACTATAACCAAATTCTCTGTTAGTAATAGCAGCGTTTCCAGCGTCTGGTATTAGAGTAAATCCATTTACAAATTCACCTGCATAGTTTTTGTCAAAGGTATTTACACGACCTGTAGTTTCTTCAGCGCCGCCACTGTAATATGGAGTGCTATTTGCAAAAGGACTACCTGCTACTGCTAGTAATCCATCGTAGCTTAATTTAACGCTAGTTCCAAATCCATCATTGGCTTTATATTCGCCGCTGGACTTAGTCAGAGTCTGATTGTATGACCAAGATTCAGTTTTTTCATATACCTTCCACCCACCACTAGGAGTATCAAAAGGTTGACCTTGAACCGCATTAGTGGCCGCATCTTCGTCGATCCAGATCTTTTCACCCACACGCCATCTATAGAGTGGATTAGTAAGTCCAAATACTCTACTATCTTCCATGTATTTAAATCGTAGACTCTTGAGCACAAACAAGATACCTTGACCAGTTAAGGTATTGAGATCGTTTAGATTATCGGGATCTCCTTGATATATGACTGTAACTCTGTTGAGATCCAGCACACTGTAGACTTGATAGAATCCATCGAAGTTGTCATCAAATCCACGAATCAAGAATACATCATCTATCGCCAATCCATGAGGTCGATCTGTGGCCCAAGTTATGTATCCATCAAGTGCATTAGTTAAAGTTGTGATTTGAGTGGCAGTTTCGCTGACCCTATAAACATTCCATTTGCTAGAGAAATCTTTAGCACACCAGATAGTATATCCATTACCGATGTCTGCGAGTTGATCATTTAGTTCTGTGTAATTGGTTATATCAAATATAGTAGTTGATACATCTTCTAGATTTACATAGCCTGCTGTGAGAATGTCGTTGTCATAATCACTATAATCATCTCTATTGATAGCTATGTTTCCATCAAAAGCATCTGTAGATCTATATAACTGTGACTTGTTAAAAATAGTTACGCCATCACCTAGATTGCTATCACCCGTGTCTACGAATTCAGCCACAGCTGGGTTCACGCTGAATGCACGTTCATCTAGTGCTACCTCTACGTAAGGATTTGAAGTAAGTGCACCATACTCACCTGTGCGTACGGCCCATTCTTCGTACAAACTAATATTACCAGATAGATTATTAAATCTCGCTTTAGTCAAGGAATCTACAGCATTAGTGGATCCTTTTTGTTTTATATAACCCTTGTAAAACTCAATCTGTGTAGTATCGCTTACACCTAGATCGCTGAGATACTGCCTAGGTTTAAATCCTATTAATCCATGACTGTATGCCAATTGATCGTTATCTCGGATGTCACTGTAGCTGTCATAAAAACTCTGTGACCCTACTGCAATAGTAGAAAAATTACGTAATAGACCAGTTTTAATTTCTGTTGAAGATAATAATTTCCATGTGCTAAAGTCAAAATCTACAGCAGCTGGCACATTAGTTAAAGCTACATAATATTGATCTTTAAATAATACTAGTTCGCCTTTGAGATAATCTCTGCCCGATTGCCATGTTTGAACAGTTTCGCTGTTATAAACAAATCCTGGCGCATATAGGCTGCCATCCCAGGCATCTGTTTTTTGTCCTATAAGTTTAAGTCTAAATTGTCTGTTACCTAATTCTGGTCTGTAAATCACGTCATTGAATACTGTGGTATTATCGAATGTCAGCACGTGTTCGTATTGTACTAGATTAAGTTCTACTAAGCCGAGGACATTATCATCTGCTAGTGTTACCTTAAATCCTGTAGGACCACGTAGTATCTGATATCCAGTATTTCTAACCAAATTGAAATTTTGATCTACGATCTTGCTGCCATGTTGGCTATCTGTGATTTCATCTACTATGTTACCAACCGTAGTTAATGTGATAGAATTAGTTACAGGACTCATGACTAATAGTGTACCGGTCTTCCAGCCTTGCTGTGCCCAGAACAAGAATTCTTTTACTGATAGTTTGAAATTGCGTGTCTCACCTAGATCACCGTCGCGATCATTAAAAGTAAATCCCTGTGCTATGAGATATCGTTCATAGCTGATCAAGAAATCAACTACCTGTTGTTTGTTCTTGAATTCATAACCGTATGGCACGGTTAATTTTATTTTTTGATAGTCATTAAACACAGTACCTGAACTATTTAAAACCGTGATCTTATATGCATTATTATTAACTATGCTTGGTATGATAGTAAAGTAAGGACTGTTTAGATCATACCCTCTTACAGTAAATCCATTGTCAGTTTTTTCTAATATCACTGCACTGTAGGTGATCTTGTCTACTGGTGTAGATTTATACAACACCACATCATAATTCTCTTCCGGTACCATGATACTGGCATTTGTGCTAGTAGGACTACTTTGTTCAGCAAGGATCTGTAGATATTTCTTGTCACTGAACCCTGCCATCTTATAGGCTAATTTTACATTGTAGTTCTCTAACATAGCGGTGATTTTAGTGCTTGGATTGATTCCTAAACTACGTAGATAATCTGCTATCCAATTTAAATATCCTGCACTTCTGATCACACTGCCCGATGAATTATCACCGTTATATGTAATGTCTGTTTGTCTTATGTGATGATTTTCTAATGTTAGGTATTGTTCAAGATCACTGTTATATCTAACTTGATAGGTATCAATGAATTGTCCAAAGTACATGCCAGGTTTAGCCACTGCTACAGCTTGTTGTACTGCAAATGGAAAATCACTGCTGGTTCTCCATGCCCATTCAACTGGTCCCAGCTGTCCTACCGACCATGATGTGGCCGCATATTTGCCATTAGTAGCTTTGGCTATGACCTGTGCTGGATTTAATAGTATACCGTTTTCATCTACAGGGATTATAGTCGCTAATCCAGGACGACTATAGTTTTTGTCTACACCTGCACGATCTCCAAAACGTATCAGACCTGCTTCAAGGTCATTCCATAAGAGTTTATTACCGCCGGTGTAAGGAGCAGGGCCGTAGTAATCTTCCCACCAGTCCGGCTTAGTTGTAAATCCCAACATTTCCCAAGGACGTTGATGTGGATATACAGTATCATAGAAATATTCATAAACCGCACGCCAACTGCCTGGCATGTATTCGCCATCTATCCTATCTACAAATCTTGAATAATTCCAGCTAAATCCATCATTACTTAAGAATGTATCATTAGATGTAAAATCTGCTATGCGATTGTTACCAACCCATGTTAAGAAATTCTTGCTGAGGATATTCCACATCTCACTGCGGGTATATCCATCGTCTCTAAACTTGCCTGGCAATAGACAGTAAATATTTCTATAGGATCCAGTATTTGGTAACTTGATATTATTATAGATACGTTTTTCTAGTTCTAATAAGAAATTATCTCTGTAGTCATTGAACGCTGGCGTAATACTACCGTCGTGACCACGCACTACATTGATTGTTGTTCTATACGTGTCGTCACTGACTAATTCTGGTTTAAATTTAGGATATGTTCCGAGTTTACTTGGTGTTTCAGGCACGAAGCTACCGTCGGTATTGCTGTATTCAACGATGGTAATAACATCATCTATCTCAAGAGCGATTGAAAGATCGTTAAATGTAATAGCAGGCCTGTCTGTGTCAAAAGTATAGTCAATTCCTAAAATTAATTGTTGGTCATTCAAATAGACTAATACTGCCCGATTGCTTAACGTTACAGATGAAAATACTGAAGTTATTTCATAACTCATTACCAATGGATCAAATACAGTATAGGTTATGGTATTTTTAAGTGTTCCATATGGTACCATATCACTATAGAACCATGGAGAGCTAGGAGTCTTATTAAGATTTATCTGTGCTAGTATGAGATCTACACTGGCTACAGGATCATCAGGGTCAATACCTGACAAGCTGGCACTAAGTTCTAGGAATTTGTTTTTAAATTTAATGTATTCGCGTTGGGCTAACTTGACTGCGTCTATAAAATTAGCTTGAGGATCTAGCAAAAATAATTCCGCATAAGGTAGTGGTGCGCTATGTTGTAAGATAGTACCCCCTTGTGCTTTTATTTCGATATCTCGTAGATTGCAAGGACCTAAAACATCACCGTCTAGATTCGTACTATTCCTACTTAATTCAACCAAATGGTTTCTTATCTGTCCTAGAGTAAGATCAGTGACATCAATGTTCTGTGCGTTGAGATCAAGGTTTAATGGCACTTGATAATAACCAAGTTGGCTTACTTCTGAGCTATAGACTTCTACGTCAATTAAGTCACCTTCGACTGGTTCAGTGACTAATGTTATTTTATTATCTGTGCTTATAGTCCACTGATCTTGTGTGAGATAAATTTTGTTTTTGTAGACTTTCACATACGGTATAGTATTAGTAGTTCCGTGTACATTTTGAGCTGTTGGAGTTATGTCTAATTTAAACGGACTATTCGTTCCGTCATAAACAAAACTCAATATCTGATATTGTCTGCTAGATTCTACTACAGTGCGCCAAGTATTTTTTGGACTAATTATTGTTCTATTGACAATAGATTGCAAGAATCCTATGCTGATATTTTTAGTAAAGGTCGTCTGCCCAACAACATATTCAAATGTATCAGTATTAAAATAGTTTGAGAACAATATGTCACCTTGGCTTTGGAAACTTCTATAGCTCAAGGCAAAATTTAAAACTGGATCATCGCTACCATTTGTGTTGCGTTGATAGCCAAATACTCTAGTTCCCGCAAATGTACTGCGTGGATAATAGTCTGTATCTGATAGACTCCTACCATCATTATCATAAACATCAAATAATGGATCCTGCTGTAAGCTGGTTTTCTGTTGGCTTTCTAACCATTGTGAACCATCGTACCACCAAGCACTGCCTTTGTATCTTCCTAATTTAACTACTACAGAATCCCACTCTTCTGCATCACCATCATCCGCTATTGTTAGTTTGATGTGTTTAGCACCTGTAGGTCTACCAAGAGCGTCAACCTCAAACTGAACAAGATTAACTACATAAATCTTATCTCTTACCAATGGATCATTGTCTGCGGCAAACAGCACACGCATACCATCAAATAGTGTCACTCCGAATGCACCGTCACCTATAAAGCTAACTGTATCTGTCGTGCCGACTAATACTCCATCGTAGAAAACCTGTGCAGGGAATACCGCGGTATTATAGGTAATCGCTCCGCCATCATCTACCAATTGACCTTCAAGTTGATTGAAAGCATCTGTAATGTTGGTATCTAGTATGTCAATAAATTTCTTACCAATACGTCCATGATTGAATAATTGTAGATCACTTTCAAATTGCACGATTGGTCTTTGGGCACGCAGTCCTTGATCTAGTATAAGAACATCATCATTATATTCTGCTGTGGCTCTGATCACGTCAACATGGAACCAACGATTATGTCTGGCCCATGAATTCAAATCTAGTGCATCTCGCTTGATGGTGATATAGTCAGGAAATACTGTTTCAGCAAATGCATCATATACCGTAGTGCCTGCGGCTATGCCTGTTCCTGAAACTGCCATACCTTTAGTGATATTCGCAACAGAATCTAATGTGGTAATTTTTATAGAACCAACAGCTATCTCTGTGTTAGTTTCGATAGCGATCCCACCAACGGTTATTATCGTGCCGCCGGGTATTATTGCAGTTGTGACAGAGTCTAATACTATCTGTTGTATTGGATAATTAGTAGCGATTTCGTCATTGAATGCTTCTGGTGTAATTAATAGCCTAATATCAACTAATCTGATACTGTCACCTACATTTTCAACATAATAGATATTATTTTGATAACTCGCAGGAGTTACGTCTGTATCAAACTGTATTTTTAATCCACTGGTAAATTCTACGCCATTAGGGCTTGTATAATTCTCCTGACCTAGTATGTCCTGATCAACATCGATGGTGAAATCATTGAAATCTACGATCTTAATTTTTGTATAGATGTCGCTACGATCACCGTCTTGTATGTAAAGCGTATCTGCTGTGCTGGTAATCAAAGGCATACGCTCAAAGAAACCTGTAAAGTCTCTATAGAACTCTTGATTGGCATTTACCAATCCATATTTAACATAGACCTTTTGATCTATAGCTACAGAGGCAAATGGATAGCAGTTAACCAGATAATCATCGCCTGATGGTATGAGTTGTATTTTCCAAATACCATAACGATCTGCTGTAGCTACAACATCACCTCTATCATAGGCTATTGATATACTGTCAGTTTCACCAGCTACAGTCCATGCTTCTTCACCGAAGTTCGTTAAATTCTGTTGATCAACAAATATTAAAGTTTTACCGTCTAGACTACCAGTGAGTCCTGCATATTGCGGATAGTCAGTGACGAAATCACTTAGCAATCTATTTTGTAGTTTAGAATATGCTAATGGCACTGCAAAATCAACTGTGGCCACTAACTCCATAGCAAGGAAACGATCCTGCGCATTTTTCTGTGGTACACGGAATACTACATTTCCGGATGAGGCACCATTATTTTCTACTCCCAACACATCGCGACTGCTGATAGTCGGAACAGCGTTTAATCGGCCGTCTATACCTAGTTCTGACTGTATCCAGAACCCTGCCGATTGATTTACAGTAAATGTATAAGTTCCACCACGAGCTAGTACTAAGGTATTATTTTTTATGCCACCCGCTGAAAAATCATAGACGTTTTGATTATCGTTACGTGTGACCAGGAATGTCTTGACCAGTTCTACACCGCTGGTATTGACCTGTACTGCGGCTGGACCATTTGGAAGCCAATAGTATTGGCCAAAATTTACGAACTTATCATAACTGATCTTCGGATCATAAGAATAATATTCACCTGCAAATAATCTACTGTGATCATCTGTAAGACCACCGTAGTATTTGATCTTGTCAAGAAAATCTATATAGCTGGCAAAGAAAGTTGTATTATTATCTGTGTCAGTAATTACTGTTGCCGGTTCGAGTTGATAATTTTGCCTATCAGCTGATCCTTCAGTGATATAGCTGTCACCATCTACGTATGTAGGAGCAAACTTGCGTCCGATATACCCATAAAGATTTTTAAGTTCAGGTTCAGAAATTAGTTGATCTAGGGTAGCAGTAAGGAACTTGTCATTGACATCAGTCCTAAATACACCAGGAAGTAAATTTATACTTTTTCTTGCGGCCATTATGTTCTCTTTTGTTTGATCCTAATATTATGCAACTACTGGTTGATTCAACTGTGCGGCAGTTATAGCAGTGATTATCTGCACATTATCTACTGTAGCGGCACTTACAATGATTTCATTATACTCTGCATTGATCTGTAACAGACTACCAAATGTCTCACTGGTACTAGTTGGTACTATAGTAACAGATGCTATGTTTGGTGCTAGTACACTGTGCAGATATGCTGACAATTCACTGAAATAAAATGTTTCACCAAAGTCCCAATTAGCGATATCAAAATACGTATTAATCGCTGCAATTACACTGGTCTTAACATCATTATCACTGACTACTACGCTGGCATTTTTAACTACCTTAAATGTGGCTCTTAATGCTGCTTCTGCTTTATCACCAAAGATAGGTTTAAATTTTGCTGGATTATAAATTATAGTGTCACTGATACTCTTGTATTTTTCTAGATCACTGTAGTCTGTGCCAAGTGTCTCTGGAGTAGGGGCAATGGGTTCTTCTACAGTATTTGTAGTATCTTGTATCCATGCTAGATAATCTGTTGCGTAAGCTTTGGTTAGGATATATAAATCCACGATATTGTTAGGACTTGGATCGATACGACGATTGTTCGGACTGCTATGTCTATATTGGAAGTATAGATCTTGACGACCTACCTTAGCAGTATATCCTGTCACCTCATCGAGTGTGTAGACTGAGTCATTTGCGATAGATAACTGATAGAATGTATCAGTTGGTGGTATATAGAATAATTGTCCATCTTGATAGAGTGTAGCGGCAATCTGTGCGGCGGTAAGTGTTTCATAGATGCTGACTACTAAGCTGTTGCTTACTGGTGTCTGTATGACAAAATTATCATATCCAAAAGTATTTTGGAAGTAGACATATTTTGCATTTGAATTAGTATCAGGACTTACTAGTAACTCAAAAAGTTCTGGATTATCTGGAATACCGTCATCGTTGCTGTCAGGGAACGTTACTAGAATTTTGTTAGCGTTAGCATAACCATCTACCTCTACGATATTATCGTAGATGTGCCAAACATAATCTAATGCCAATGAATTAGTGTCATCTGGATTGGTATTTACTTTTAAGACTTTGATCTGATCTTTGATCGTAAATCCAGTCTTAGGATCAAAGATTTTAACACGATCATCGAAATAAAAATTAGTTTCTAGAACGCTTTCGAACACATATTCTAGTCCACGATAGTAAACTGTATAGGTCTGCCCCACTGCTTGAAATCGGATAAGCCAACTTGAATCAAGACCAGCTGCACTGGTATTACCAGTATACGCTAAACTGAAATCACCCGTATCTAGATCTTCAGGTTGGATGATGACCCACTCACTGTTATTAACGTCATAGCGTAGACCAAAATCTTTAAAGGCTCTGATGAAATCTACTATGTTGGTTGTAAGTGCATCGGTAAAATTATTATTAAATACTGGGAATATTCTAACAGCTTCTGCACCAGTAGGTACCACTTGATTAAGAGTTATAGGTCCACTGCCGTTGTCTAGATTACCTTGTCCACCGTTAGTTCCATCTGCTAAAACCTGTATTACCTGCGCATAGATAAAATATTTGTCTCCGCTGTTAGATGGAACTCCTGGCTGTATGGTGTTACGTGCATCAAAATAATTTCCTGTACCAGCTGAAAATTTAATTATACTACCTTGTTTGATATATCTCTTGCTGTCTGCTACAAAATCACCTACCTGCAGAATATTATCTGTGCTGTCATAGAAATATCCTGTGATACCTGCGTCATCTAATGATTTATTCCAGTAGGTGTTAGTTGCATTAATAGCATTATAAGTGCTGTAGAAAAACTGTAACATCTCTTTAGTTGATGTGAGTGATTTGACCTGATTATTGATCACTCTGAAGATGTCATTGGTAGTATTAAAACTAAAATTAAATGATTGAATAGGATCATCACGATACAGCATACCGTCTTGGCAGAATATGTTAGTAGATGAATACTTACCTGTGGTATCGATCACATCAAGATAACGGCTTACACCACTGCTGGTACGATTTACTGCTTTAACTTTTAAGACATTATTGAATAGTGTGTATGGTAAGATGTTATAGTCTTCACCTGTGACCATACGATCCTGTGTATAGTATTGTTGAGGGGCTTTCTGACGGACATCATCAACTGTTTCACGTGTAGTAGCATTAGTAACTGTGTAACGTAGGCTAGCACGTATATTAATAGTTTCAGTGCGGCCAGTACGGCTAACATAGTTTATAGGAATAACTATGCCTCTGAGTTCATCTGGTGATATCTTGTAGCTGAGACCATTGCTGACTCTATAGTAGATCCTAAAACGACCTTGTGGAATATTTGCAAAACTGCCATCACCAAAAATTAAATCAATCTGATCACCTGCGCGAGTATTCACTTGATAGATATTCTTGTTAGTGGATTTGTTGTAGATAACGTTAGTAGCACCAACACTAGGGACTGGCGTCCACTGTGTGCTTAAATTACCATTTTTATCTAGGCTATATACCCACACGTCTGTGTTGTTGATGTTGTTAACATTCAAACTGTACACGCGATTAGGTAGGCTTTCTTGGAAGTTGACATCTATGCTCTGTAGTACGCCTTGTTTGAAGTGTAAGAAATATCCAGTATTATTGCTGCCATTGCCTAGATTATCATTTCTATACAATAGATTAAAACTGCTGTTAGGTTTAGGTGCTACTTCATACAAGTAGTTTTGACCAGTTGATGTTGGGCTGACTATTTCAAACGCTATCTGGCTTCCTTCAACTGCAGCACTGAACTGATAGGTGGCTGTAAGATTTGGTACTAGATTGATCTGATATTCTTCAGTGGTCACACCGTTAAGTAATTTGCTATTACTGGGTTTACCTACTGCCTGATTGCTGTTAAGGCTAGCGTTAACCACTGCGATAAATTGTTCTGTCCAGTTGTCGTTCGCTGAATCTGCCCAGTTGATCACTAATCCTGATAGATTTAATCCGTTGCTATCAAAAACATTTTCAGTGGTGCTGACTGAATCAACTTTTAATAAGCCACTTGCAGGAATATTACGTTTAGGATTATAGCTGATTAAACGTGCTAGTTTTAGTACGCTGTCACGTCGTTGCGCTGTGTCAATAAAATTTTCACGGGCATTTAGATCGCCACGGAAAGCAAGGCTTTGTCCTAGGAACGCTATAAGATCTATAAGAGCGATAAATTCACTAGATTCGATGAAGTCATTGAAATCTTCTGGATAATACACACGGAGATAGTCAACCATGCTCTTGCGGAGGGTTTCATAGTCATAGCTTTGAAAATCCGCATTACGGAAAGTTTGATATAGTTTAGTCCAATCTTCTGCGACTAGTAAACTGCTTTGTCTTGTGGTAATAGCCATCTGTTGTTCCCTAATATAATGTATTTATCAGGAAAATAAACTGGGTAGTTAATTAAATAGCGGTAAGTGTGTTGTTCTGATTATCAAACTGTAGATTTAGTAAATTAGTCTGATTTGTTAGGACATAGCGTAATTGTAGCTCTACTTGTATGCCTTGATCATATTCGGTGATCACCACATTGTCGATGCTAATCCTAGGATCATATTCAGCGATGGCTTTGATGTCTGAGATTATCACGCTTTTTAGGTCTTCAGTCAAGGGTTCATGTACCACGTTCCAGATGATAGTACCAAAATTTGGATTCATCAGCTTTTCACCTTTACGGATGTAGAAATGATTGATCAAGTCCTGTTTGACTAACTCAAAATCCGTAAGGCGATACTTGCGTGTGCGCCCTATAGTAGAAAATCCTCTGTACATGATAGCCATATAGATATTTATCCTGCCTTAACTGCTGGTACCTGCGGTGCCAATACTGCTACAGCAAACTTGCCTTTTTGGAAATAACTACTACCAGTGGTACCAAATGCATCTGCACCACCTCGACCGTTACGCCAATTCTTAGCACCACCGGCTCCTAGTAAATGACTTGTGGCCAGCATACCACCAACTTCTTCTGGTGGCATATCTGCGGTTATGGCCCCATTTTTAACCATGGCAGTGTAGTTGCGTTGTGTATATTCAATCATGGCGCTTTCTTGTACGCTACCATTGCTGAGCCAAGCACTCTTGTCAGTGATACCATCTTTGCCGGTCCATGAATTAGGATTGTCCAGCTGTGCCAGGCTAGTCACCGATGATTTTACATAACCTCCATCTATCAGGGCCTGGTATCCAAATTGATACTTGCCCACATAACCAAGGCTATTAACCGCTGTGTAATCACCACCACTTTCACTTTTGCCAATCTGTGCCAGATAAGCTGTCATCTGATCTTTGTTTAGATTTCCTACGGTGCTGATAGGTTCAGGTTGATTGCGTAGATCTTTAGCACCTCCCGGATTCTTGACTTCTGTTCCAGCAACACTTTTAATAGCGTCAACTGATTCTGTATAGGTAGATTGAGGAGTGATACCTGAGCTGGCATTTTCTGGGTTGAAGAACGCCACAGTTTCACCTCTGTCAAAAGGTTCGTGTGTGGGTGCTACCGTAACTATGCTACTTAACTGATTAGCTCTGTTGATCCATAGTCCACTACCGCTGTCACGTGATGTATCTGAAAAGTTATTGAGTTTAAATGTATCTACACTACCAACAGTCAATGTACCACCACTGTTGTTTAATATCTGTGCGGCTTCTAAGGCATAGGTCTGTGCGGCTTTGAGGCTGATACCTGCACCGGTTTCTACTTTGAACGGTCCACCTATCTTGAATTCTGTTGTGGTACTAGTTTCTACTGATAGGCTACCTGTTAGTAAAGTTGTCCTAGCGGACTCTGCTTGAATCTTTCCGCCTGCTTTGAGATTTATATTATTGGCTGCGTTGAGATTAATGCTAGCGTCGCTGTGTAGATTGATCGTACCTTGTGATCTCACGCTGAAATTACCTTGGCTGAATATTTTTATCTGTCCATCGCTGGTTAGTTCCACCCAGCTGGTACCATCTTTATGGCTAATATACAGAGTATTGCTAGAGTCATGCATGAGTATCTGATGACCTCCAGCTGAGCGCAACCTTACCAGCTGATTCTGTCCAAGGGTAGCACCATCATCCATGACGAACGTGTGTCCGCCCTTGCGACTTTTGATCTTAAAAAATTCTGGAGGCAAAGTACCAGCATTAAGTCTGTTAACATAGTCATTGCTAGGATTTGCTGGGTCTTGTGCATCCAATGGGCGTCCTGG